CGGGAGTGCGAACTCCACTTCGACAATTTGCTAGCTGTGTTCTTGTTGATGTTGATGACACCCTCGATTCTATCTTTAGCTCTGATATGGCAATTGGCCGCTACGTTGCACAAAGGGCGGGAATCGGTATCAACGCAGGTCGAATCCGTGGCATCAACAGTAAGATCCGAGGTGGAGAAGTTCAGCACACAGGCGTTGTACCGTTCCTCAAAAAGTTTGAGTCAACTGTCCGATGCTGTACACAGAATGGCATCCGAGGTGGATCAGCGACAGTACACTTCCCAATCTGGCACCAAGAAATCGAAGACATCATTGTCTTAAAAAATAATAAGGGAACCCCAGACAACCGTGTTAGGGGATTAGACTATAGCATTCAAATCAGTAAACTTTTCTATGAACGTTTCATCCAAAACCGAGAAATCTCACTCTTCTCTCCACACGACGTTCCTGGTTTGTATGATGCTTTTGGCACTGATCGATTTGACAGTCTATATGAATCTTATGAACGAGATCAGTCTCTTCCAAGAAAAACTGTCGGGGCTCAAGAACTTATTCTAGATCTTCTCAAGGAACGCGCAGAGACTGGTCGTGTTTACATCATGAATATCGACCACTGCAATACTCATTCATCCTTCAAGGATAAAGTGAACATGTCTAATCTGTGTCAGGAGATCACTCTCCCCACAGATCCTCTTCAGCATATTGATGGGGAAGGTGAGATTGCACTTTGTATTCTTTCTGCTATTAATGTTGGTAAGGTAAAATCAGACTCTGAACTTGAGGATCTTTGTGAATTATCTGTTCGTGGATTGGAAGAGTTGATAGACTATCAAAAATACCCTGTAATTGCCGCTGAGATCGCCACTAAGGCACGTAGATCGCTTGGTATAGGGTTTATTGGGTTAGCGCACTATTTGGCGAAACTTGGGTTCAAATACGACTCTCAAGAAGCATGGGATGCAGTGCATGGATTGTCTGAATCTTTCCAGTATTATCTTCTCAAAGCATCGAACGAAATTGCAAAAGAAAAGGGTGCATGTGAGTACTTCCATCGTACAAAATATTCTGATGGAATTCTGCCAATTGATACATACAAGAAGGATGTTGACGAGATCTCTTCTCAGGAGTTGACGCATGATTGGGAATCTCTTAGGGCATCTATCTCCACCTATGGTCTCAGGCACTCAACATTGTCTGCACAAATGCCATCAGAGAGCAGTTCCGTTGTGTCAAATGCAACAAACGGAATTGAACCACCTCGCGGATATTTGTCCATTAAGAAATCAAAGAAAGGACCTCTTAAGCAGATTGTTCCATCGTATTCTACATTGAAGAATAATTATACTTTGTTGTGGGATATGGAGTCTAATCGTGGTTATATTAATATTGTTGCTGTAATGCAGAAGTTCTTCGATCAAGCCATCAGTGGAAACTGGAGTTACAATCCAGAAAATTATCCAGATAAAGAAGTACCAACTACAGTTATTGCTAACGACTTCCTATCAACATATAAGTATGGATGGAAGACTTCTTACTACCATCAAACTTATGATATGAAAGATGATGAATTGGTAGAAGAAAATAATTTGTCTTTAAGTAATATTTTAGATGATCTTACCAATTCTTCTCAAGAAGATTGTGAAAGTTGTAAAATTTAAATTTTTTAAATAATCTAAGGGTAATTGCAAGTATGGAATTTAATTTCGTAGACACAAGTAAAAATTCTTCCAAAGTTACTGGAATGACAGTATTTAATACTGCAGAAGTAAATACTAAAAAACAACCAATGTTTTTTGGACAACCTTTGGGAATCCAAAGGTATGATTCCTACAAATATCCAATTTTTGATAAACTTACAACTCAACAACTTGGATATTTTTGGAGACCAGAAGAAGTTTCATTGCAGAAAGATCGTGGAGATTATCAAACACTTCGTCCAGAACAAAAGCATATCTATACCTCTAACCTCAAATACCAGATTATGCTTGACTCCGTACAAGGGCGTGGTCCTGGGATGGCTTTTATTCCTTACTGTAGCTTACCTGAATTAGAAGCATGTATGGAAGTATGGGGATTTATGGAAATGATCCATAGTCGTTCATATACATATATCATTAAAAATATCTATCCAGATCCTTCAGAAGTATTTGATACGATCATTAAAAATGATCGTATTCTTGAACGTGCTTCTAGTGTAACTCAATCATATGATGATTTTATCCGTGCCGCACAGCAGTATGGTAATACAGATGAATGGGTACATGCACAAGAGGGTGCTGGATACTTTAAAGAAAATCGTTATGAACTAAAGCGTAAACTTTACAGGGCAGTTGCAAATGTCAACATTCTTGAGGGTATTCGTTTCTATGTTAGTTTTGCATGTTCTTTTGCTTTCGGTGAGCTTAAACTTATGGAGGGAAGTGCTAAGATCATCTCCCTTATTGCAAGAGATGAAAACCAACATCTCGCAATCACTCAAAACATTATGAACAAGTGGCGGGATGGTGATGATCCCGATATGGCAAAAATTGCTAAAGAAGAAGAGAGATGGGTTTACAGTATGTTTGATCAATGTGTAAATGAAGAAAAGCGTTGGGCAGAATATCTATTCAAAGATGGAAGTATGATTGGACTCAATGATAAACTTCTTTATCAATATGTTGAGTGGATTGCAAATCGCCGTCTTAAGTCTATTGGATTGAAACCTGTTTATGATGTTCCAGCAAAGAATAATCCTCTTCCCTGGACTGAACATTGGATCTCATCTAAGGGTCTTCAGGTTGCACCTCAAGAGACTGAAGTTGAATCTTATATTGTTGGTGGAATTAAACAAGATGTTAAGAAAGATACTTTCGCTGGTTTTCAATTGTGACAGAAGACTGGAAGAAAAGAGCACTATCAGATCCGAACCTCCATCCAAAAGCGGTGGAGGTTCTTATTCACGGACCAAAACAACTGACGGACGCTTGGATGCTTCAAGCACTAAAATTAAAATACCAGATCCGTGGGATTAAAAATTGACTTTTTGATAAATAAATATATCCGTATTTAGAATCGACAGGTCATGGATTTTAGAGCACTAAACAATGAATATCTAAGTATTTACAGTAAAAATACTTCGACAGAATCCTTAACAGAAGACTATACTTACAATACTCAGAATAGTGATACTCTAGATGAAGAGTATGAAATGATCATTGAAGATATCATCTCAGAAGAAGATGTTATCGAAGACTTGGTTTATGATATGTTAGATGAAGGTTTTGAACCAGAAGAGATTGAAGAAATTTTTGAAGAAATTCTTGATGAAGCAAGAGTAGATATGGCAGCTCGTGCTGCTGCAAGAAAGCAATATATGGCTTCTTCTGAGAAGTCTGCTAGAGAGGCAAGAGGCAGAGCAGCAGCAAAAGAGAGATCTGATAAGAGAGCAGCACAAGTTGCTGCAGTAAAGGGTAAAGTTAAGAGTGCTATTGGTAAAGCACAGAAAGCATCTAGTGATGCTAAATCTGCAGTAAAGGCAAAGGTAAAGGATACTAAGCAACAGTCCCATGTAGGACTTGCTAAGTATGCTTCTAAGCGTAACCTTATGAAGGGTGCTGGTCTTAAGACCCAATCCTCTAAGGGTAGAGGAGAGCTCCGTAAGGCAGTTGCGAAGGACATCAAAGGTCGTGCAGTTGCTAAGGCATCAAGAGGTGCTGTAAAGGCATACAGCGCAGGTAGATCTGCTGCTCAGGCAGCAGGTGATGCTGCTGGAAGAGCAAAGCAAAGTTTGAAGAATAGATATGCAAGAGCGAAGCGTTCTGCTGGCGATGCAGCAGATTCTGCTAAGTCAAAAGCAAAAGGTGCAGTAGGTAGACTTGCACGTAAAGTTTCTGATAAAGCAGGTAGAGTTGCTTCTAGACTTGGTGAAGAGTTTGATACCTATGATCTGGTTCTTGAGTATCTCTGTGTAGAAGGATATGCAGAAGATCTTCAGGATGCAGAATCAATCATGGTATATCTGGAACCAGAAGCAGTTGAAGCAATTGCAGAATCTGGTTGGCATCGTCGTAATCCAGAAAAGATTGGAACCTCTGCAGATCCAGATGTACGTATGAGCAGAAGTTCGTCGGTTGCAAGAAATTCTGCTGCTAAAAAATCACCAGAGAGAACACCTGCAGAAAGAAGATCTGATAGAAGAACTCTTTATAATTACTACGGTGAAGGTGGCAAGAAGGATGCAATTGAAAGAGCGAAGAAGGAAAGAGACGCTGCAAGAGAGAGAAGAAGAAATAACGGTTGATCAATCCTCCCCCTGCAAAGGGGGATTTTTTTATGTATAATTAGATTAGATGTATTAAGTTTTATGCCAAAAAATCAACTTACTAGAGAAGAATTTAAAGTGCGTGTGCTAAAATTGAAGCACCAAGTCGATCAGGAACCAAAAACTGTTTGGCAGGGGGAAAAGGATTTGGCGCATAAATACCTCAATAAGGTATTGGACGCTCTAGATGAGTATAGATTATGAAAACCCATGGACCTATTTGGAGAGACCTTTTACTTCTGATGATATTTTGGACTTTTATGGTTTTGTGTATCACATTGCCAATAAGTCCAACGGACGATCGTACATTGGGAGAAAGTATTTTTGGTCGTTTAGAACACCAAAGGGCAAAAAAAGAAAAGTAAAACAGGAATCAGATTGGAAGAACTATTATGGGTCTTGTCCAGAACTTAAAGAAGACGTTCTCAAATTTGGTAAATCAAATTTTAGTCGTACTATTATCTCATTACATAAAACAAAGGGCAAAACAAATTTCGAAGAAACCAGACAACTCTTTGTCAACAATGTCCTCACAGAATCTCTTGACAACGGAGAACCAGCATACTACAATAGCAACATCCTCAGCAGATACTTCCGAAAAGACTACTATGGAAAACAAGACTAAGGATGGAGATCTAATTGTTGACATTGTTAATTGGTCTATAGATAGGGTTCATCAACTCGCAGAAGGTGACATTCAATCTCAATTTGATGCAGTAGCAATCTCTGAAGAATTTTTTGAATGGATTGAACCGTTGACAAATGATTCTGAAGAGACTAACTTTAAATTGGAGTATCTTGCTATTGAAGATTATTCTTGGACAGAAGATCAAGAAATCGATACGATTTGACAGGACAGACCTTCTCCTGTATAATATGAAGGTCAATCGGGTAGGTGTCCGAGTGGTTAATGGAAACGGACTGTAAATCCGTCGGCTCCGCCTTCGGGGGTTCGAATCCCTCCCTACCCACCTTGGGGCATTGGTCTAGTGGTTATGACGCCGCCCTGTCACGGCGGAGATCACGGGTTCAAGTCCCGTATGCCCCGTTGACAATCTACACTTTACGTGTTATGATTGTCTCATGAGCAACGGGGGGTCCAAACCTTGTGTAAGTCTCTCACCTGGGCAAGTAGCATAATGGATAATGCATCAACCTTCTAAGTTGCCGATTGTAGGTTCGAGTCCTACCTTGCCTGCTTGGTTTACTAAATAGATTAGAACGTTCTAATCTAATCTTATGAGTAAACCTTATAAACTGATGAACGAAGAAGAGAAATCTTCTTTTAATCAGTATTGTATACAAAGATGGCGTCAACGTAAGTTAGATGCTGTAGCATATAAGGGTGGTTCTTGTGAACGCTGCGGATATGATAAATATCCTGATGTGTTAGAGTTCCACCACCTTGATCCAAGTCAGAAGGAAGCATCTTGGAATAAGATTCGCCTTTGGTCTTGGAACAAGATCTTGACAGAACTCGATAAGTGTTCTATGCTATGTGCAAACTGTCACAGAGAAGTTCATCTAGAAATGCGGAGTTAGTTCAGCGGTAGAACGCTATCCTTCCAAGTTAGATGTCGTCGGTTCGATTCCGATACTCCGCTCTTGTCCTTATTCATTATGGACCCAATAAAAATCTTATTATTAATAGGTGAACTTGAAGGGTGTTATGCCCATACCAAGTACTTGGGTTTTGAAGAGGACAACAAAATCCTTGATGAGATGAAGAAGAGGTATTATAAACTCTACTTCAAACTTTGCAAGGAACAGGGTGTTAAACCCTATTAATCCACAATAGCTCAGCGGTAGAGTCGGTGACTGTTAATCACTTGGTCCCTGGTTCGAATCCAGGTTGTGGAGTTGCCACTTTAGCTCAGCTGGATAGAGCAGGGTTTTTGTAAAGCTCAGGTCACCCGTTCAAGTCGGGTAAGTGGCTTTGCTACTCGCGCTGGAAAGATAAACCAGAATGCCGTAGCAACTAAATCCTAGGGGGTTTCTTCTAGGTCGGGGAGTTGATCGCCCCCGTTATAGGGGAGTCCTCTAACACTCCCCACCTGGGGAATTAACTCAGTTGGTAGAGTGCAACCTTTGCAAGGTTGAAGTCAGGAGTTCGAGTCTCCTATTCTCCATATAAATAGATCAAATACTTTTGGTATTTTCATGACTCAATCTTTAATAGTTGTGGCATGTTTCTTGCCACTTGCAATTATATTCATTGTAATGAAACTTGCAGTTTGGGTAGAAGCCGTAAATGCTGAATCGGATTATGTCAGAAAAGAACCTTTACGAAAACGAGGACCCTTCGTGGCAAATCCATATGCAGACGTTGATGAAGAGGAAGAGGAATATGGAGATAGGACAGATTATAGATAGTGCTTTATTTGAATATTATTCTGAGAAAGGAATGGATGTTCCTAGATGGAGAATGACAAAAGATCCTCAGTGGTGGATAGATTATTTGGAGGAATTAAAAAATGGAGATGATTGAAAGACCATGGGGATGGTATAAAGTTGTTGATGTTGGTCCTAGATATAAAGTAAAGCAAATAGAAGTAAATCCTGCTTCTAGTCTATCTTTACAAATGCACTATCATAGGTCTGAACACTGGGTAGTTGTTTCTGGGACAGCGTTAGTTCAAGTAGAGGATAAAAAGTATTTGCTAGCAGAAGGTCAAAGTACTTATATACCACAGACTAAAAAACATAGACTTACAAATCCAGGTATTGTTCCTCTAAAAATTATAGAGATACAAAGTGGTTCTTATCTTGAAGAGGATGATATTGTAAGGTATGATGATATCTATGGTAGAAGTAGTTGACAAAATAATATTTGTTTGTTATAATAAAAAGAATCGGGCGATTAACTCAGCGGTAGAGTAATTCCCTTACAAGGAATGAGTCACTGGTTCGATTCCAGTATCGCCCATTATAAATAAATCATCTACGGTGATTTGGATGTTAGATTATGTTAGTAGTAAGATGCAAAGATTGCAATAGAGAGATTGCAAGTACTTTTAAAACACAAGTTTGTGGTTGTCCAAATATGATGACCGTAAAAAATGATAGCGTTACAGCACTTGACTTAACTAGAGTTGTTATGTTAAACTATAACAATAAAGAACAAAATAAGAACGTTCTCTCTCAAAAAGATCTTGAATTTCAAGAACAGAGAAGACAGCGTAAAGTTCGCAAATTGGATTTTGAAGTCCGATAAAATTTGGAAAGTTGACCGAGTGGTTTAAGGTAGCAGTCTTGAAAACTGCCGTGTGATGAGCACCCAGGGTTCGAATCCCTGACTTTCCGTTTAGTAACAATAATGACATTTAATAATTAAGAAATGATTTAATGTCTACATAGCTCTATATGGGAATCTAAAATGGCAGGTTTTTATCTTCTAATGCTAACATTCGTGGCATTAGTTGCCTTTGCTGGATATAATGAGA